AGCAGACTGGAAAGATGAGGCAGTTTTAATAATTTTAAGTTTGCCCGTGGTGGTGCTTGCTTGGGCAGTTATATCAGATGACCCATCAGCGATGGATAAAGTAAAATTGTTCTTTGAGATGTTTTCGCAGCTCCCATCATGGTTTACAAACCTGTGGATCTTGGTTGTGGCATCGATATATGGTATAAAGGGTACACAAATATTTCGTAACGGAGGAAAAAAATGACAAAATTATGTCCAAGAGGTAAGGCGGCAGCTAAAAGAAAATTTAAGGTATATCCCAGTGCATACGCGAACGCATATGCTAGCAAAATTTGTGCAGGTAAAATTAAAGATCCATCTGGTGTAAAGAGAAAAGATTTTAGAGGACCTAAACCAGCAGCAAAAGGTAGAATGATAAAAGCTTCAACAGGTGCTGCATTGGATTCGAAAGCAAAAACTTTTAAACCTATTGCGAATGAAAAAGCAAATATATCTGAATCAGAAATGCAAGTAAGATCTGGAAGAGAAAAAGCAAGAAAAGTAAAAAGAAAACTTAAAAATATTGGTAATCAAATAAAAGGTTTTGGTAAAGAAATTATAGGTAAAAAAGTTGGTGGTATGACTGCAGGTTCAAGATCTGCACTAGGAAGAATTCAAAAAGCTAACATGGTTGAAGCAAGAATGGGTAAAGCTGTTGACTATCAAAACTATTTAAAAGGTTTGAAGAAAGCTACAACTAAACCTAATAAAACATCTAAAAGAAGAGTAAAATTTTTAAATGATGAAATAACGAGTCTTGGAAACCCCAAAAAAAAAGGTGATCCATTTTTAGAAAGAAGATTTAAACTATCTGGAGTTAAAAAAATTTTACCAAAAAGAGTTAAGGCTATTGTTTCATTATTAGGTGCAGCGGCTGCAGGTGCAGCTGGTCAAAAGGCATTAGACAAAAAAAGAAAGAAAAAAGAATTAAAAGAATTAAAAGGTGATGTAAAAGGTTCAATTGCTCCATACCAAGTCGACAAGAAAAAAATGGGTGGTTTAAAAGCTGAGCTTAATAATCCTGCAAAAGGTTACATGGCAGGAGGAATGGCTGATTATTACAAAGATTTAATGTAATGCAAAAAAACATACAGTACCTTAAAGAGGGTGGATTAAAAAAATGGTTTTCACAAAAATGGGTGGATATTGGAAGCAAACGAAAAGATGGTTCTTATGCACCATGTGGCCGTTCCAAATTAGCAGCAGATCGAAAACGGAAGTATCCAAAGTGCGTCCCTGCTGCAAAAGCGGCAAGGATGACAGAATCCCAGAGACGGAGTGCCGTTGCAAGAAAAAGAGCTAAACCTCAAGGTGTGGGTGGTAAACCAACAAACGTTAAAACATTTGCAAAAAAGTAAAATCTAACTATACTCTCTAAATGCTCGAGGGCGATAGTATTGAATATGAATTAATTGAAAAATGTTGTCAATTAATTAAAAATGATGATCCCTTTACAATAGAAATTGGTGTAAGATTAGGTAAAGGTTCTGAAACAATTTTAAAATCATTAAAAAATAAAAATCATTGGCATGTAGGAGTGGATCCTTATGGTGAACTTAGGTATAAACATTTTGATAAGGACTCTAACGTAAAACACTCTTCGGGTGTTATACCAACCTACCCTAATTCAATGAAAACTACAGTTTTACAAAATTTAAATTTTCATAATTTTATTCTTTTACATATGTGTGATACTGAATTTATGGAAAAATATTGTAATGGAGTACCCACATATAATAAATCTAAAAAAATAAGAAATGATTACGATTTAGTTTTATTAGATGGTCCGCACACAACATATGATGTACTAAAAGAAGTTATGTTTTTTGGTGAAAGGTTGAACAATAATGGTATGATGATATTAGATGATTGGCCAACATATAAATCACCAATGATTGTGGATATTGCAAAAATGCTTGACATAAAGCCTTTGCATATAGGTGAAAATAAATTAGTTTTAAAAAAATACGATTAACAAAAATCATGGTAAGATAAAATAATGGATCCTTATACAATTTCTTTATTTCAAAATTTAATGAGAAAGCAACTTGAAACTCTTAAGAATGCCGCTATATATAGTGTTGACAGCCTAGACAAACTACAATATGTTAGGGGTCAAATCAAAGCCATAGAGGCTTTGCAACAGGAACTGAAAGACCTGCTGAATAAACAGGAGTTAAAAGATGCAAACGTCCACGGAGAGACCGAAACGGACTGAGAAATTAAAAGACTCGTATAAACCAGAGGAAGAAATTTCTACAGTTCTAGATCCAAAAGCGATCGATGATTCACTATTAGATAGATTACCAAATCCAACGGGGTACAGAATGTTAATTCTGCCTTACGCTGGTCCTAAAAAAACAAAAGGTGGTATTCTACTAAGTGATACAACACAAGAAACAATACAAATGACTACCGTATGTGGTCTTGTCCTTAAAATGGGGAACCTTTGTTATAGAGACAAAGAAAAGTTTCCGCTTGGAGGTTGGTGCAAACTTAATGATTGGGTAATTTTCAGTAGGTATGCAGGTTCAAGATTCAAGATTGAAGGTGGAGAAGTAAGAGTGCTTAATGATGATGAAATTATTAGCACTATTAAAAATCCACGTGATATTTTGCACCATTACTAAGGAGGAAACATGGTAGAAGAAACAAAAGCTCCAGAAGTGGAGCTTGACACGGATGGTGTCAATGAAGAATCCGTTGATATTAAAGAGACACCAAAAGAACCAGAGGCCACAGAACTACCAAAAGAAGAGGTAGATCTAGGGTACACTGATCACAGCGATAAACGTACTTATGATAAGAAAAAAGATCATGATACGGATATTTCATATGAAAACGAAAGACAAGTAAAGTTAGAAGATAAAGAACCTCAAAAAGAAGAAACTGAGGATCTTAAAGATTACTCTGATAAAGTTCAAAAGAGAATCAAAAAACTAACTTTTCAACTTAGAGAGTCAGAGAGGCGAGAAAAAGCTGCAACTGATTATGCAAAAGGTCTAAAACAGAAGTATGAACAAGTTGATAAAAAACTTGAAGAAACAGATACAAGCTATTTAAAGGAATACGATGCTCGTATCGATGCACAAAGAGATCAAGTAAAAGCTAATCTTAAAAATGCAATTGAATCTCAAGATGCCGACAAAATTATGGAGGCTAACGATCAACTTACTAAATTAGCTGTTGAGAAGGAGAAGGTAACAATCTCTTTAAGTGAAAAAGAGAAGAAAAAAGAAGAAAAACCACAAGAAGAAGCACAAACTATTGAACAACCGCCTATTAGTCAGAAAGCTCAAAAGTGGGCAGAAGATAATGAGTGGTTTGGAACTGATAGAGTTTTAACGAGTGCCGCAATGGGTATTCATGAGGACTTAATTCAGCAGGGGGTTGCTTCAGATAGTGACGAGTATTATAATCAAATCAACAAACGTATGAAGGAGTATTTCCCTCAAAAGTTTGCACAATCTTCTGAAGAAACAACTAAGGCTGCACCCGTCCAAAATGTGGCCTCGGTAAGCAGAAGATCAGGTGGACGCAAGTCTGTGAAACTCACTAAATCACAGGTAGTTATCGCTAAGAAATTAGGAGTGCCACTGGAGGAATACGCAAAATACGTGAAGGAAGGAGCATAACATGGAAGATAAAATCAAAACTTCACGCCTGTCCAATACGAGAGTGAATGAATCTCGTAAAAAGGATTGGACACCACCATCCAGTTTAGATGCACCAGCTGCACCGCAGGGGTATGCACATAGATGGATACGAACTGCAACTATGGGTTTTGAGGACGTTGCAAACGTTTCAAAAAAACTTAGAGAAGGTTGGGAATTTGTAAAAGCTGAAACACTGAAAAGTGAAATAGGCGAAAATCAATTTCCAGTCATCATGGAAGGAAGACATGCTGGTTTAATCGGAATTGGTGGCCTTGTGTTGGCAAGGATACCTTTGGAGATTTTAAAAAGTCGTGCTGAGTATTTTAAAAGAATAACTCAAGATAGAACAGACGCGATAGATAGAGATCTTATGAAGGAACAACACCCGGACATGCCGATCAATATTGAAAGGCAGTCTAGAGTTACCTTTGGCGGTTCTCGTAAAAAGTAATATTTTTGCGATACCTACTTAAGTAGCTTGGATAAATAAACAATAAAGGAGAAAACACTATGGCTAATGTCGCAGAAAAGTTTGGTCTAAGACCATACAGAAAACTGGACGGAACACCATTAGTAGGAGCTCAGAACAGATACACGATTGCTAGTAACTATGGCACTGCAATTTTCCAAGGTGATTTGGTACAACCAACAACTGCAGGAAATATTGAAAGACATACACCTAACACATCGGACGCTGTTGTGGGTGTTTTCAACGGAGTTTTTTACACTGATCCAACTACATCAAAGCCTACGTTTAAGAACTTTTATCCAGGTTCAATTGTAGCGGATGACATTACTGCATTCGTTATTGATGATCCAGATGCTGTGTTCTTAGCTGATGCAGATGAAGCTTTTACAAGAGCGGATCTTTTTAGAAACTATTCGATGACAAACACTACTGGTGTAACGCAAACAGGTATATCGAAACAACAACTTGATGTTAGTGTTTCAGGTACTGCATCTACTTTTGTCGTTCAGGCAATTGATATTTCGCAAGACCCTGATAACTCAGACACAAGTTCTGCAAACGCAAATGTACTTGTTCGAATAAACAATCACTTCTACAGAAGTGGAACAGGCCTATAATAGATAAAGGAGAATAACTATGGCAATATCACGATCACAGCTAGTCAAAGAACTAGAGCCAGGTTTGAATGCTTTATTCGGCCTGGAGTATAACCGTTATGAAAATCAACATGCGGAAATATACAACACAGAAACATCTGACAGAGCTTTCGAAGAGGAAGTAATGTTAAGCGGATTTGCTTCTGCACCGGTCAAACAAGAAGGTGCTGGAGTAGTGTTCGATCAAGCAGGTGAAACTTTCACAGCTAGATACAACCACGAAACAATCGCGCTTGCATTTTCTATCACTGAAGAAGCAATCGAAGATAACCTATACGACAGACTTGCAGCGAGATATACAAGAGCTCTTGCAAGATCAATGTCAAATACGAAGCAAGTTAAAGCTGCAAACGTATTGAACAACGCGCAAGTTACAACTGTAACAGGTGGTGACGGAGTATCATTAATTAATGCTTCACACCCACTTGCAACAGGCGGAACTTTCTCAAATGTTCTTGCTACAGCTGCAGACTTAAACGAAACTTCGTTAGAACAATCATTAATCGACATTTCTGGTTTCGTAGACGAAAGAGGCTTAAAAATAGCTTCTCAAGGTAGAAAAATGATAATTCCAAAAGAATTACAGTTTACTGCTGAGAGACTAATGAAGTCTCCTATGAGAACTCAGACTGCTGATAATGACATCAATGCTGTAAGAAGCATGGGTATGGTGCCTGAAGGTTATGTTGTTAACAACTTCCTAACAGATACTGACTCTTACTTCCTATTGACTGATGTGCCTAACGGATTCAAAATGTTCGTTAGATCACCAATCAAAACAGCGATGGAAGGTGACTTCGATACTGGTAACGTTAGATTTAAAGCTAGAGAAAGATACTCTTTTGGATTTTCTGATCCAAGATGTGTATTTGGTAACGGAAATTTACCAACTAGTTAATACTAATTAACAGTATTAAATATTAAGGGGCGGTGCATTTGCATCGCCCCTTTTTTTATGTATAATAGAAAAACCTAGATTAATTTATTATGTCGACTGACTAGGCAGACGGTATAGAGACGACATAGTGCAACGGCTATACACAGGAGGAAATTATGGCAGGAACACACTTTAGAAATCCAGTAATGTTTGCTGGATTATCTGAAAAAACAAAATGGTTTAAGGATTTACCAGTAGATAATAATCCTAACTTTGTTTGTTATAAAGACGATTTTATTTATAACACATTACCTTCAGCAGAATGGTCAACATCTATTGCAGATGGTGGCGCAGCAGCTGGAATCTCAAATGAAGT